CACGCTCATGCCGCCAGCGAAATGCTTCTCACTCAGCGTTACGGTTGGGATGCGGTAGCCCGCCGCGTAGAGCACAATCTTGCCGCCAGAATAGGCGATGAGCCCGCCCATCGAGCTAAGCAATTTGCCGATGTTAGAGTCTGGCGATTCGCTCGTTGAGAGCACGCCATTGCACTCGTAGCGGTTTTCGTATGCGACCGGCGAGACCGGCAGGACCTGCACTTGCTCGTCGCAAATGTTCGCCGCAGTCTTGAACGATTCCACGTCAATCTCGGTGTCGTTCATGGAGAGCGCAAGATCGCTCTTGAGATAGTCGAGCAAGCAGAGCGCAGGGTTTGCGCTCCACACCGTCGTAGAGTTTCGCGGGTCAGCGATAACCTTGCCCTTCACGATTGCCGAGATGTTCGGTATCCCGTTCGTGAATACTTCCGTGTCCCACGTCAGATTGACGTAAATGTAAGCGATGCCACGCAGCCGGTGGGCGTCCGTCCACTTTCCGTCGGTCAGTCCCGAGGTCGCGGACACGAGTTGAGGCTGCGCGACCTGCGTCGAGCTGCCGAGCTGCTTGTAGATTTGAGCCTTTCCTGTGAAGCGGCCCTGATTCGCTGATGAGCCAGAGCCGGTCAGCGCCAGGTCTTCCCCGAAATACACGTTCCCGATTTCCTCTACCGCGTGACCGGCCAACGCGACGACCATGTGCAGGTTTTCGTTTTTGTTTCCGGTCGTTGAAATGTAAACGACCACGCCCGAAACCTTCGATGTGCCGTAAATGATTTGGCGCGAGGCAATCGGAGAGCGCACCATTTGCGAACGCTCCGAGAGCGAGGCGTCTGAGAAGCTCGGCATCTTTGGCGCAAGGAGCTTTGACGCGGCCATCGAGGCGGCTGTAAGCGCCACGAAATTAACGACGGCGATCGCTGCGGCCTGACTGAGCACGACTGCACCAGCTACTGCGTTGACGCCAACATAAAGGTAATAGGCTGCGTTAATCAGTAGGCTCGGCATGGTGTTAAATTCTCCAAATTCGCGCGTCGATCTGAAGATGCGTATTGATAAAACTCAACCCATCGCGACCCACGAACGCAGATTGCGCTCCCATCACGACGCCCGCGCAGTCCCCATCACCAGAGTCCCGCACGATGATGTCCCCGCGCCCAGCGAGCGACAGCGCGACCTCTCGAAATCCAAGAGCAAGCAAAGCGCGCGCGACCATCACGTCGAGTCCTCCGCTTCGTTTAATGATGCGCCGTGCACCGAGCCCAGAATTGTATTTTCCGCGAAGATCGGCGGCAGGGTCGAGATCAGTAGCCAGCCGCACCCAATCGGCCGCAAACAGGCAGCAATCGGCCTTCCCCCACGCGAATGGAACGTCACGCCGCTCGTCAATGAACCCAGCCAAGAGCTTTGGCCAATTTGCAGCGCGGTTCATCAGTCGTCGGGTTGCGTTGTTTCGCTGCCGCCGTTCCAGTTAGATGCGTTCGTCGTGTTCTGGTTGCCCCAGTAAATCGTCTTTTCTTGAATCGCGTTCACGAACTCTAGCCCGAGGTCCGGCAAAGTGATTGCCGCGTAGGTAGGGAAAAGCGTCTGCTGATCTTCGTCGGTGTAGCGTTGTTCACGAGTGCGCTTGAAATCAACAAGCTTGTTTTCCGCGCTCATGGTGATGAGCGACGTCTGCCCGTCGTCGCTGATTTGCATCACGTCCATTCTGCCGGCAAAGATCGTGATCGGTGAGGCGATGAGCCCAGCCGTAGGCGAGAGCGCGCCGAACATTACCGAGCACGTCCGGCCCTGATAGTCCTCGGTCAGCGCAGTGTAAACCATCGCTGTTGGCACCCCAGATAGCTGCATAGTTACGCCACGCGCTGAAAGGTCCGTTGTCTCCTCTACCGGCGATATTGTTCCGAGCGTACCGAGCCCGAGGTAGCCAATGCTGTTGTACGTGATCGTCCCGTAGCCGCTCCAAAGGTAAACCGGAGTCGAGAAATTTAGTTCCGCCATGAGTATCGGCGAGAGCTGCGCGGTGGTGACCTCCGTCACCATGTCCGCCGAGATCGTGCGACCTGCGGTTGTGATGCTCATGATGCTACGTCCTCGATAATTGAGAAGTTCACGCCGTAAATCGAGGCGAGGTCAATTGACCACTCGGTCGATCCGGATGCGAGGCGGAAGACGCCTTGCGCGTTTGCGTAGGTGATTGGCGTGCTTGCGGCGTAGCTTGAACGAAGCACGGGGAACACGTCGAGCGTCGCGCCGGAAACCTTAATAATCTTGTAGAGGCTCGTGGAAATTTGAATCCAGTCGCCCAGCGCGAACGAGCCCGAGCCGCCTGTGTTCGTGTAGGTGAGCGTAGTCGAGTTTGCAGTAGCCGTCGCAACGGTGAGCGTTCCCGTTACGCCCCCGCGATTCGTCGGGTTGGCATAGTCTTGAAAGTAGAACGTGCCGCGTTGCGCCGCGAGCAGGAACGCAATTACGGCCTCAGCGTCCGCGCGCACCATCGGAGGGCAATCGACCGAGCCGAGCCATGCCTGACCCGGCCAATTGTATTGCTGAATCTGCATCGTAAACGGCGATGTGTTGCGCGACACGGCCGAGACGCCCGTGAGCGACAAACGCGAAAGGTTAAACGGAGACGGCGGAGAAAGTGGGTAGGAGATAGCCATGACGATTAAGCGAACGCTGCGCGATAGCTTCCACCGCGGCGCACCATGTCGGGAATCTCGGCCTTGAGCCGCCGCCGCTCTTGTTCGAGGATAGGCACCAGCTCGGCGCGCGAGACGCCTGCGGCGATGTTGTAATTGACCGTGACGCCGCTCGAGCCCCCGCCGCTGCTGCCCATTGCGCCGTTCGGCACTATGCTGCCCGAGGAACGTGGAACGAAGAGCTCTGGGCCTTCTTCCCCGACGACGTAGGCACCGCCCGCGCCGACGGGTCCGCCATCGGCGCGGAAGCCTGCGAGAATTGCTCCGCTGATTCCTTCCGCGATCGGTTTGGTCACGGTCTGCTGAAACACCATCCGCATTAAATCCATCCCGAGAGAACGGATAACCTCGCCGAGCTTTTGCCCGCTGAAAATTGCGTCCTCGAAGCCGCTTGCGATCATGTTTCCCGCGTTGCGTGCGATGATTTGAAGATCGGTTTCCAGAACCTTTCGCTTGCCGAGGAGTGCGTTGATTTCAGGGAGAGCAGCTTTCATTCGATCTATTGCTTCAAGCTCATTTTCCCCTGCAATTTTCGAAGAATCCCTATTTTTCAAACGATTATTTAGGAATCTCTCATCCTCACTTCTTAAAGAAACTAACTGCTCAAGCTCTTTATTGATTTTAGCTTGCTGCTGTTGCTCTGTAAGTAATGAAAAATTGTATTCAGCCATAACTTTATTATGGTCTGCTACTAACTTCGTGTATTCCTCAAACGCAGAATTTCCAATTGTTTTCTGCTCGTTTAATAATTGCTGGATTTTCTCTTCTTTTTCCAACGCGTTCAGCTGAGAGCTTTTTGCTTGATCGTTTGGACCCGATTTAATTTCCGAAATATCTTTAGAGAGTTGTTTAAATTTTTCGGTAGGGCTTTGACCAATTTCATCGAACGTTTTCTTTAATTTTTGAATTTGCTTTGTGACTTCCGCAATTTTTGGAGCATCTACGTCAGCCCGTATTTTATCGGCAAGGCTGAATGACTCAACTTTGCTGACTCCGAAAATTTGATCTTTTAGGTTCAGAGCTGCATCGGCTGCGAAAACCAATCCTTTTTTCAGAAACATTACCCCTTGATCAACCGCCCCTGTTACTCGCGTCAGTTTGTTTAATTCATCGGATGTAAGCCCGAACTTCTGGGAATTTGCCTCAACATCTTCCATCATTGCGTTGACGCTTCTTCCGACTGACAGAAGGGCGCGAAGCCCGAAGAAACTGGCAATGCCGGTGCTCACCGCCTTCGCGGTCGAGTGAATCTTCGTCAGCGAATTCTGCACGCTCGCAAACGCCGCCCGAGTCGAATCGACCGCCCGCAGTGTGAATGTAGCTTCAGCCATGATGTTTCGATTTCCGGTTTTGATGCTCTATGTAAACGAGCCAGCCGTTCAATTCCTGCGCTGGCATGGCGAGCACTTCGTGGGCAAATTTATGAAGACGGTCCGCGAGAGCGTAAACGGTGAGGAGGTCTGCCGCCTCCCCACCGTAGATTAGTTTTTTAGGTCATCCACCTTCGGCGAGTCATCGGCCAGAATGGCGTTGGCGATGCGTCCCACGACGTTGCTGTCGGCCTTGTTCAAGAGCGTCGGCTTGTGCTCGATCGTGAAGAGTTTCGCGCCGTGCTCGTCCGTGGCTTTCATTATTAAAATGTCCACGAGCAACTCCATGTCGTTCTCCTTGCTGCGGCGATAGAGCCGGTTTTTTTCGCCGAGCGTTACCGGCGATGCGTGGACGACGAGCTTCCATTCGGGCACTTCGATTTTGCGCGTGCCGAGGGAGGCGAAGTGTTCTCGGACGAGGTCGATTGCTTCCATTGTGTTGTGTGTGTGTTTTCCTGACGTTAGCTGGCCGTAAGAGTGCTCAGAGCGCCGTTGCCCTCGAAGGCGACGGAGCCCTCGACGATGCCGTCGAACGATGCGCTGATGTCGAACTTCGTCACAATGGCCGCGCCGGAATAGTATCGGTCGCCGGTGTCCGCGCCCTCTGGGTAAAGGTTGAGCGTCACTGAGCTTCCGATAGTAATTA